AGGAGGGCTAACTCCAAACACAAATTGACCGCCGAAATAACGGCAGCGGTGACCGCTCTACTAAGAGGTTGTGAAGCCTCAAGAGGACCATGCGATGATTGGCGCAAGGTGTCAATGCAAGGAAACTGAATTCCTCCACAAACCCATGGCATTAGCCGGTCATGAATGTAGAGGGTAGAAGTGTCGGTGACTTCACCTTCGCTTGTTTATAGCGCGCTGTATGGCCAAAACAGCGGCCACAGCGCGGCGATGAGCGGTAGAACGCGCGAGCCCCACCTGAATGCAGATGGGTCGCCAGCGGAAACCTTCCGCCCGCATCCAGAGGATTTTCCGGTCATCTGGCTCAGGGACGTATCGTAGCCAATCGATGGCTTCTTCCATGAGAGCAATATCTCGAGCGCTGGGCACAGCTCTTAGTTGGGGTTTGTTGTAACCGTAAGCTTCATGAACATCATGGATGACCTGCGGCCATGTGTTGCCGTCGCGCCTAGGTGTTGACCTTGGCGGGTTGGGCAGCCGTCGTAATGTGCTGGCCGCAAGCTCAAGCCGGTCGACGATCTGTGTGGTGGTGAGCGCCATACGATCCTCTAGGTGGATGCTTTTGAGGTGACTTGCGCGTCCAGTACGCTGTGCAGCACCCGGATGTGGAAGTTCCGCGCTGCCATGATGGGTTCAGTAAGGGCAATCAGTTGGCCAGGTGTGGGAGCGATCGTTTTGGAACTGCGCCGCCAGCTTTGGCAAACCGCAAAGATCACATCGGTTGGGTAGCTGCCTAGATCTTGAATCCAATCTTCAATCAGTTGTGTGATGGCCTCTGGTGAGAGCCGTTTTTGCGGATAGTGGTTGAGAAGCTGACCAACAGCCAGGCTCACTGGCTTTGACCCGCCGGGTGCATTGGCCTTGGTGAGTGTGCTGAGCAGTTGCTCCAGTTCCTCAATCTCCTGAGCTGTCCGCTGCGCCTGACGTCGTTCTGGCCGTGTGGTGGTCAGCTGCTGCAAGAGCCTCATCCCAGGCTCTCTGCCAAACATGGGAAATGGATTTTTTGCGTTTGGAGGGTTCATGGGATCGAACAGATTGCTCATGGGATTTCTCCTTGGCTGGTCTTTGAGGTTTTGCCCGATGTTGCTCACAGGTCGGGTTTTGGGGGTAAGGGGGAAAAGGTTCTTTTGATGGTTCTAAATGACGGTTCAAGGGGGGCACCACGTGCCGGTTGGTAGCGGCACCAGATGCCGGTTGGTGCGGCACCACGTGCCGGTTGGTGGTGGGGCCTTCCGGCACACCATGCCGCTTGTGTGTTCTCGGTTTGGTCACCTCCAGATTTTCTAGCGCAGGATGGTCATTTTGATCGGGAATGGCCCTGCGTCCGTCAAAGCCAGTAAGGACGAAAATATCGGACCTGCGAGAGCCATTGGCACGGCGACGTTGGTAGCGGGTGATCAGCCCCAGCGCTTCCAAGTCATTCAGGCAGTTGCGCAGCTTGCGCTCCGAGCAGCAGCAGGCCTCCTGTAGCGTGGCTTGCGATGGCCAGCACAGGCCGAACTCATCGGCAAAGTTGGCGATGGTGATGAGCACAAACTTCTCGATCGGATCGGAAACTTGAGAACACCCATAAGCCCAGCTGATTGCTTGAACGCTCATAGGTTTGAAATCCTGTTCTCACGGATTTCCTTTTGCTTGAGCCACTCGATGACAGAGGCGCGGCGATAAAACACCCGGGGCCCAGTACGCACACACGGCGGGCCAATGCGCATGGTCTGCCAGCGGCCCAGCGTATCAACACAAACGCCAAGCTCTTTGGCCAGCTCAGCGCGCGTCATCCAACCATCGAGGATGGCCTTAGGTTCTGTTTGTTCAAGTTCCGGGGTAGGGACGTTGTCTTCCATATGTTCCTCCAAAGCAGGACCGCTCGGGCTCAAACGGTTTGCGGAAAAGCTAAGCATGGAGAGCAAATGGGCGTATAGGCGTTCAAAGGCAGTGAAAGGCGTTCATAGGCGTTCAAACATTAAGGCAACGCCTATTGAAGACAATCGAACCGTTTCCTGAGGCTACACCCTCGATGCATCGGAGGCCTCAAACCAAGGGTCGCAACTGCCCCTGTGAGTTCATGAAGATTTGGAATATCCCATAGATATCAATGGTCAGTTTTAGAATTCGAGTTGCCGCAAAACCTTGCAGTATTTCAAACAGTTAATGCCCTGGTCAAATCAACTCTGCCGGGCTGAGTGCTGGCCTGTTGTTAGCTGGTAAAGGTCTTAAGTTTTGCTGGAACTAACCTGACTTAAACGGCAGGCTGGATGCGAACTACATGCGGTGATGTGTTCTTTGATGAGGCCCAATAGAAGCTGGATGCCACAGGAGTCTAAAACTGCCTAGGGCTTCACTAGCCAGTAGCAGGCCCGAGCGTTTGCCTCGTGCCTCAATTTTTCTTCATGATGTTTGGTGTGCGTGAGGAGGAAGACCAATGGCGCTGCCATCAAAGGAGTATTTTACAGTTTTTGAAGCTGAGGCGCGCTGGGGCGTGCCGCTTGCCACCATTGCAGGTTGGGCGGAAGCACGGCGGTTTCGCCTTGTCACCAGCACGCCATTGGTTGTGTGCGGGGCACAAAAAGTGTGTGGGATGGTGGAGCTGTGCGGATCGGACCTATTCAAAATGCTGGGAACCGCGGGAGTGCCTGCACGCGCCTGCCTTGTGCACCGCGTGATCCCTTTGCGCAAGAAAGGTGCTGAACTGCTTTATGTCACCTGCCCAAGGCAAGGCCTGGCCGTGCAGCCCAATGAGCTATGGATTCCAGCGACTGATCTTTATCGGTTTGAAGAAAAGCATGGCCTTGGTCAGCGTGGTGGTCAAAGCGGTGATCGGGGTGGGCGTGAGCCAAAGTATGACTGGGAAGGGATGTGGGCACCGCTGTGTGTCCATCTGTTTACACAAGGTGTTCCAAATACTTTGAATGAGCTCGCCAGTGCGATGCAGGACTGGTTTATTGAGGCCTCTGCAAGTGGAGAGGCGCCTGATATGAGTACCATCCGCCGCCGTATTCAGCCTCTTTGGCAGGCCCTGAAAACGGCGCGGGAGAACTAGCATTTAAAGATGTTGCGGAAAGAACGGGAGGCGTTGAAGCAGGTAGTTGAGGTGGAAGCGAAGTAACCTGTTGTGTGTGTTGAGATGGTTTGGACTTTACATAGCCAGCGACTGCATTGACGCTTTCGCGTAAGGGAGACTCCATTAAGTGCGCATAGCGCTGAGTGGTGCTCATCTGAGTATGACCCAGAAGCTTGCCAATGACTTCCAATGAAGCTCCACCGGAGACAAGCAGGGAGGCAAAGGTGTGGCGCAGATCATGAATGCGCACATCACTGATATCTGCTTGCTTCAAGATACCTTGCCAGTAGCGGCGCATCTCATGAACAGGTTTGCCGGGCACATCACCTGGAAACAGCCAGAGGCAGTCCTTGGACACAGCACTTTGACGGCGTCGTACAAGATCGGCCACCTCAAGTGATATGGGCAGGCGGTGGGTGCGGCGCTGTTTGGTGGCAGCAGCTGGTTTGAGCCATATGAGCAGGTCCAGATTAAACTGCTCAAAGCGGGCATGGCGCACCTCGCCAAGACGTGCCCCGGTGAGCAGACACAGACGGATGACATCAGCTCCGCGCGTATCCGTGCTGTCCTCCAGCGCCGCAGACAGACGGCTGATCTCGTCCAAAGATAAGAACCGTTCACGAGCATTTTCTGGACGCTTGTGGAACCCATCTGCTGGATTGTCTTCCCGCATCTTCCACTGCACCGAAAGATTGAACATCTTGCGCAGGATCTCGCCCAGCCGATTGGCGCGGATCGGGGTAGGCTTGGGTTTGTCCTGGTGCTTTTGTTTACTTCGCTGCTTGTTCGTCCTGGCAGGCCGATGACGCCCGCTTGCGACCTGACACAGCAGCTTGTTGACATCTGCTGAACAGATGTCCCGTACGGGCCGGTTGCCCCATGTCGGCAGCACCAGCTTGGTCAGCATGGAGATCTGGTCTGCCTGATTGCGTTCTGCCAGCTTGGGCAGATGCTCGTCCTTATAGCGCTCAATAAGATCGCTCACATGAGGGATAACCCGCTCTGCTTGCCGGTTGCCCAGCGGATCGCAGCTGAGTTCAATCTCCCGGCGGATGGTCTTGGCCCGTTCGCGGGCTGCCACAACACTCCAGGCAGGCCACTGGCCAATGGTGTAACGGCGCTGGCGGCCTCCCACCCGATAGGACAGGTTAAACGCCTTGGTGCCGGATTTGTAAATCACCAGAGCAAAGCCGGGGACTACACTGTCAAACAGTTGGTATTGGCGCACCGTGGGCTTTGCGTTGCGAGCAATCTTTTCTGTAAGGCGCTGACGACCTGGCACAATCTACTCCCCCTCACATAACATCCAAGTAATGCGTAGTGTGTCAGCCCTTGCAAGATCCAAGTCTCATGGTATGGCGCGCACACTTGCAGGAAAGCCTAATGGAAGCCGGTCTTAGGCGTATAGGCGTTCATAGGCGCTCAAAGGCAATGAAAGGCGTTCAAAGGCAGTGAAAAATAGAAGGGGCGCGCACAGGCCGCCAAATCAGGAGAAAAATCACCCCTGCGAAAGAACTGGAAGATGAGGTGCGACAGGCTGAGCTGCCAGCTTCAGCCAGATTGCATGTCAGGCTTAATCCTGAGCAGTATTCATCTGAAAGCAGTTCTTCGCTGTCAAAGGCCACTATCTACTCTCCTAAGAGGAACTGTTTTGGAGGTCATTTGAGGTCTGAAGCCCCCAAAATCAGCTCAAAAAGGACCTTGTCTTTGAGTTCTTATTCCGATTTTCCCTTATATTTCAGTGGCGAGCCAAAAACGGCCGGGCTGGGCCAAAAATGGCCCGATGATTTCTCTGGTTTATCAATAATATAGCCGCCTTTTGGGGGCTTATTAATTTTCTGGGCCAGAAGTGGCCCAAGTTTACGTTGCGGCACTAAATTTGCAGCGCTGCGACGCAGGTAGCTTTGCGCGTGTTCTAAAATTAATTTCTCTTGTTATTTCAATAGGTAAGTCCGACCAGGTGAGTTTTATACGACTACTTTCCCATTCTGGCATGCAAGTTGCAATTGTGTTGGTACGCTGTCGCAGACTGGGGTCTGGGGCTGTG